TGGAATTCGAAAATGCAGAAAGTCCCGTGGATCCCCCCCGATTTGCAGCGGGAACCTCGGTTACGGTCATTGCCACTGGCCAGCAGGGGACGGTGGTTTACAACGCTCGCCGCGATGGCGCGTGGCTTCCCATGGTGGATCAGCCGCACAGCCACGGAATTCTGCGGCGTCACTATCAAGAATTGGAATTGCGATGATCCGACCGATCACCGACACCCTGCGTCACATTGGTGGCGGGGTTTTTGTGGATGTGGCCAGCGACAAGCTGGCCGAGCTGGTCAATGCGGTGGATTCCACTGGCAAGGCCGGCCGGCTGGATCTGACGATTACCGTCAAAAAGGCCAGCCGGGGAGGAGCGATGCTGCTGGTCGGCCAGGTCAAGCTGAAGAAACCGCCCGAAGACCCGATGGAAACGATGCTGTTCGCGACGCCCGAGGGCAATCTGGTGGTGGATGACCCGCACCAGCAAAGATTGGATTTGAAGACCGTGCCGGCGGATCCCCGGCAGCCGATCACCCTGAAAGCCTAAGCACATGGACCACCCTATTTCGAACAACCTCGCCGAAACGCTGGCGCGGGAACTAAAGCAGCCCTTCGAAATCGCCAGCGATGAGCCGGCGCACGTACGGCGCATTGCGCTTCCGCCCGGCTGGACGGTCCAGGAAATCGACGACGAGAAGCTTCTGGAACATCCTCGGCGCAAGGTGGCGACCGTCCGTATGGAATACCCGGACAGTTTCATCGACTACGTGGTACGGCACGCTACCTGCTACACGACGCTGTGGGTCCAGGCCGATTATCCGCAAGGAAAAGTGGATGTGATCGCGATTTTGAATGACCACGGGTCGACCTATGATGAAGGAAATTGGCGTGACCATCGCGCGTCTTACGTCCCGAAGTTTTCGGAAGAATGGCGGAGATGGAAGGATCACGACAAAAAACCGATGAGCCAGGCCGAATTTGCCACCTTTATCGAAGACAACCTGGCGGACATTGCCAGCGGCGAACAAATGCCCTCGGGCGCAGACATGCTGCGGATGGCGTTGGATTTCGAGGCCAAGCAGGACCTGCGTTTCAAGTCCGCCCTTCGCCTGCAGTCCGGCGGCGTCGATCTGTCCTTCGTGCAGCAGGAAGATACCGGCACGCTGGAAAAAATGAAATTGTTTGACCGATTTTCGATCGGCATCGCGGTTTTTCGGGGGGACGATTCCTACCGCGTGGATGCTCGCCTGCGCTATCGCGTGCGGGAGGGAAAGTTATCCTTTTGGTACGAGCTGATTCGGGTCGACAAGGTGCTGGAAGCCGCGGCAAAAACCATCCTGGACAAGATCGGAGAGGCCACCGATCGCCCCCTGTTCTTTGGTTCTCCTGCTGTCTAGGATTGCCATGGACCAGGAGCGCAACGGCGTATCTGCCGTATTCCTTCCGTCCCGTCCGGAATCTACCGTGATCGAGGCGGTGGCACAGGCGTCCGGCTATCTCAAGCCGGGTTTGCGAATCTACACCAACGGCCTGCAGCTGGCCGTGTTGCCTGGAATGCTGCCTGGATGGTCGGCATTCATGGCGCGGGAAAACCAGAAAGGAAGGGCATGACCAAGCTACTGATTGGATTGACTGGAAAGGCGATGGCCGGAAAGGACACCGTCTCCGGTCATCTTTTCCGACAGTATCAGTTTTTCCGGCAGGCGTTTGCGAATCCACTCCGCGACGGACTCCAGGCCATGTTTGGCCTGGGCGACTGGCATTTCTCTCCGGAGAAGAAAGAGGAAGTCATTGACTGGATTGGCAAATCGCCGCGTGAGCTGATGCAGACGCTGGGAACGCAATGGGGCCGGGATCTGGTGCATCGGGATATCTGGTGCCGGCACATGGACTGGCGGATTCAGCCGCACCTGTGCCGGAACGCGCCGATCGTCATCTCGGATGTGCGATTCATCGATGAGGCGCAATTCATCCATAGCCGCGGCGGTCAGATCTGGCGCGTGCTGCGGCCTGGTGCCGAGACGACCCCGCACAGCGACCACACCAGCGAGCAGGAGTCCCAGCGCATCGTGGCCGATGTCGAGCTGATCAACGACGGCACGATCGATGAGCTGTTCGAACGGGTCGACGCGGCGTACCACGCTCAACTGGATGAGGTCGAGGCCATGCACCGCTCGAGGCGAGCGATCCAGAAATCCGAAATGCTGCATCCGATCTATTGTGAGGACCTGTGAGATGAACGAAACGAAAAACAGCAACAACGGGGCGAGGGCAAAAATCCTGCGGGCGCTTTCCACGCATGGCATCCTGACCATTCCGGAGCTTTCGACCGAGACGACGCTGACGGGGAAACAGGTGGTCGATAATGCGTGCCAGGCGCGCATCTCTGGCTTGCTGCGGTCGGTGCGGGACGACGTTACGCAACAACTGGCGTATCAGATCACCGACGAGGGGCGCAAATGGATCACGAAGAATGGCAAGTCCGCTCCGGAGCCTGAACCGGTGATGGGGCTGCCTGCCGAGAAGTCCCCGGCCGTAACGCCGCCAGAGATGGCCCAGATCGAGCCGCCAGAAGAGATTACCATCGAGGATCCGGCAGAGTCTACCGAGGTTTTCCCCATCGAGGAGGTGCCCACAGCCATGGAGGAGGAATCGCTCTATGCGATCGACCTAGGCGTAGGCGGCACGCTGGAGCCGTGCGGGACTGATCGGCAAATGGCCATTGACCGGGCTCTCCATCATGCGCAGGTGACGAGGGGGTCGCACCGCGTCTATCGACTGGTGCCGATCGGAGAAGCCGTGCCCATGGTCTCCGCGCAGTTTGTCGCCTCTTGATTTCAGGATCTGCGATGCCTACCCGTCCAGGGCTGGACCGGTCCAGAGTATTCGGATTATCGGAGCAGCTGCAACAGATTGCGCATCTCGATTCGTCGGTCTTGGAGATGCCTTATTTTCATCAAGCCACGTTCCAGTCTACCCGGAAAAAAATTCAGGACGATCAGATTTTGACGGTGATGCGTACGCTTGGATCGCATCAGGTGCGATCGATCGACATTGAGATGGCGCTGGGATTGTCTCGGGGCGGATGCCTGAAACGGCTGCGAAACATGGTCCGGGACGGGCTGGTGAACAAGATGGGAAACTGCCCAAAAAATACGACCTGGAGCATCGTGGAATGAGAAATGCGAACCTCTTTGCCATGGCTCTGGCGCTGGCCGGCGGAACGGGCATCGGCCGACCAGCGCAGCCGATGTTTGTCATCGATCGCAAACGCACCAAGAGGCCTGAGCGTGTCATCTCCGAATCCATGCGCCGCGAGATTGCCGAACACAACGCTGCTGTTGATCAGCGCAAAGCGGAGAAATGGTAAGCGATGAACATGGAATGGGCAAACAAGCAACTGCCTCAGGGAGTTACGAGACAGGATGTGTGCGTCTGGATGCAGGACAGCGACGGTTTGTAGTCCACATCTTGCGGCAAGTTATGGGAGTTCAACGAGGGCGGGCCGGCCGACAATGAATCCCATTTTTGCCACCACTGCGGAGGGGTTTTGCTAGCTGAACCATTTTCCGAAGATGAGGCGCCGAACGCAAAAGTCAGCGGTGAGCGAAGCGAGTCCGCTGGACCGCCGGGTTAGAACTGCCATGCCGATACGCCCCGAGAACAAATCACGATACCCGGCAGACTGGAAGTTGCGGAGCCGGTTCGTGCGTTTCGTGAGAGCGCGGAACCGCTGCGAGTGGTGCGGCGCGGAGAACGGGAAGCCGCACCCGGTTACCGGCAGCAAGGTGGTTCTGACCACGGCGCATGTGTTCGACCACCGGCCAGAAGCAGCGATCCTGTTGAACCTCGCGGCGCTGTGCCAGAAGTGTCACAACGCCCACGACGCGAAGATGCGGCGCGAGGGACGGAAGCAAAGAGCGGAACTGGAGAGCGGGCAACATGCTTTGCAGTTCTAACGCCAAAGGTTAGCGGACTGAGCGCAGCGAAGGTCCGCTGCACCGTGGAGTTATACCCGATTTGACTACGGAGACGAACATGGAGCGGTTGAAATACCCGATGAGCCATGAATGGCATGTGGCGATAAACCAGCACAACAGCGGAAAGCGCGGCGACGACTGGAAGCGCTGGATGTACGAAGCGAAGGCAATGGCCGACGAAGTGCCGCGCATGGCGCTGGTGCTTGGCAAAGAGCGGCGCGGCGAACTGACCAGGACGCACAAACAGTGCTCGATGACGCCGGCAGTTCAGGTGCAGGAAAACCACCTGAAATGCTGCCTTGGCGTGAAGTGCTCGGAATGCCATGAACTGCTGGCGCTCGACAAGATGGATCGCGTGACGCCGGAAGAAATTGACCTTGCGAAAGCCTGGACCTGTGCGGCGCACATTGTTTCCGAGGGAGGCGACATGATGAACGAAGGCTACCTGCTTGACGTGAGTGACCGCATGTTTTGGGACAACGTGCACGCGAGTCTGAGCCAGAGCGACGAATGGTATAACGCCTGAGTTAACCGGCGACCCGCAGCTTTATCGCGGGACGTCCGGTTGGACGATGGGTTGTGCGGCAACAGTACAAAAGTCGGCGCTGGTGATACGGCGCCTGAAAGGATGGAAGTGAATGAGTTGGCACTTTTCGCAGGCGCTGGAGGCGGAATACTTGGCGGCAAGCTGCTTGGGTGGAACACCGTCTGCGCCTGCGAGATTGACCCCTACGCCCGCAGCGTACTACTGGCCCGACAAAACGACGGGACACTCCCGGCTTTCCCGGTTTGGGATGACATCCGAACCTTTGACGGCAGACCGTGGAGAGGCGCTGTTGACGTGGTTTCTGGCGGCTTCCCATGCCAAGACATCAGCGCAGCAGGGGGGGGCGCAGGACTTGACGGCGCACGAAGCGGACTTTGGGCAGAAATGGCGAGGGTCATTTGCGAAGTACGACCCCGCTTCGCGCTCGTGGAGAACTCACCAGTTCTCACTTCTCGGGGACTGCACCGAGTTCTCGGAGACCTGGCCGAGATGGGGTTCGATGCGCGATGGGGAGTGCTGGGAGCTTCCCACGTTGGAGCTCCCCACCGAAGAGAACGAATCTGGATTGTGGCCCACGCCAACATGCGGCGGGGGTGGGCAGACGCTACCGGAAGGGACGACGCCACAAGGCAAGATACCGGAAGGCCGGAAGCAAACGGTTTGCCTGGAGCGGTACGTGCAACAGGTGGGGCGGAAGGTGTGGCCGACACCGACGGCGAGTGCGCACAAGGGCTGGAGTCCAAATCACAACCGAGCGGACACGGACGACAGACTGGATTACACGGTGGAGCTGGAAGCCAGCGGGAGCGGCACGCTTGGCCGGCTGAACCCGCAATTTGTCGAGTGGCTCATGGGCTGGCCAATCGGGTGGACAGAGTTACAGCCCTTGGAAACGGACAGGTTCCAAGAGTGGCAGCGGCAGCATGGCTGCTTTTGACGCACAACGCTGAGGTAACCGGCGCATGACAGCAAGCGAAGCGCCGCTGGCAGGCGTCCGCGTTGACCGCCGTGTTATGCGCCTGGCCGCACTGTTTGTGCAGCCGGACGGATGCTATGCGGGACTGCCGGACGTTGATGCTTGGCCGGAGGCGCGGGACGCCAGGAACTACACCGGGCCGCTGCCCGTGGTGGCGCACCCGCCCTGCCAACTGTGGGGCGCGATGGCGAACGTGAACTATGCGCGGTGGGGCGGTGAGCACAACCGGCCAGGGAACGACGGCGGATGTTTTGCGGCTGCTCTAGAAAGCGTGCGGCGGTTTGGCGGCGTACTGGAACACCCGGCAAAAACGAAAGCATGGGCAGCGCATGGATTGGCGAAACCGGCTGCGATCGGCTGGCAGCGCACCATCGATGGCGGGTGGGTGTGCGAGGTATGGCAAAGCGCCTACGGACACCTGGCGAACAAAGCGACGTGGCTCTATTACCACGGCACGAAACCGCCTTTTGAACTGCGGTGGGCAAGGCCGGAAGGGACGCACCAGATTGGTTTTCACGATCAACGTGGGAAGGCAGCGAACAAGCCGACACTCGGAAAACGAGAGGCGAACGCCACGCCTTTGGAATTTAGGGACGAACTGCTGCGCTTGGCGATGTTAGCGCATAACGCTGAATTAACCGGCGCGCCGCTTGGCGCACCCGGAGCGCGCCGGCCTGTCGCGCGTCCGGTTGAATGACGTGTTAGGGCTCTTGGTTGAGGAACACGATGAAGGTTGAGCACATAGGACTGGCGACGCTGTACCACGGCGACAACCGCGAGCTGCAGGGCCTGCGCGCCGATGCGCTGGTGAGTGACCCGCCCTATGGGATGGACCACGACACAGACAGCACGCGCTTCAGTGGCGGCGGTGTGAAGCGCGGCACGGGGCGCGATGACTGGGGCGACATTGAAGGCGACGCGACCGACTTTGACCCGGCGAACTGGCTGGACTTCCCGCGCGTGGTGCTGTGGGGAAGCAACCACTACGCGCAACGGCTGCCGAAGGGGACGACGCTGGTGTGGCTGAAGAAGGCAGATCACCTGTTTGGCACCTTCCTGAGCGATTGCGAGATTGCATGGATGAAGGGTGGCTATGGGGTCTATGCGTTCCGCAAGCAGTTCCCGCCACCTGCGCGCCAAGCAGAGAACGACGGCAAGACCGTGGCCCACCCGACACAGAAGCCGATTGCACTGATGCAGTGGTGCCTGGACATGGCGAAGGTGCCAGCAGGCGCGATGGTGCTTGACCCGTACATGGGCAGCGGTAGCACCGGCGTTGCCTGCGTGACGACTGGCCGCAGCTTCACCGGCTGCGAGATTGATCCGCGCCACTTCAGCACGGCATGCCGCCGGCTGGAGGCGGCACAACGGCAAACCGCGCTCTTTGAGCACGGAGAGCCCTAACACGAAGTAGACACCTTTCTCGGTGTCTACTGCTTTTTGGAGGTCAGGTATGATCGACATCGACCAGCTGGCCGCAGCGATCGCCAGCCACACTGCCCGACGCATCCCGCTTGCGGTCGACCTGTGGAGCTACGCCGAGATCGCGGCCTATCTCAAAGTCGGCGTGCAGCAGGTGGCAGATCGGTATGCAGATCTGCCCGATTTTCCGCGCGCCATCCGACTCCCGAGCCAGGGCAGAGGGCGCGGGCATCCTCGGTACAAGGCTACTGAGGTGATCAAGTGGGCGGAGAAATTTCAGGAATCCGGGGGATAAGCGAACATCGAAAGTCGAAAACCACTGCGCCAAATTTACGCCAACCGGATGTAATCCCATGATTTCAAACAAGCTTAGATTCCTCTCTTGGGCACCATCGAAATCCCCGCAAATGCGGGGTTTTTCTTTTGAATCCTCGCTTTACTCCGGTTCATTCTCCGCCATTCTGCCGTTTTTTGCCCCATTTTACCGCGAATCCGGGGTAGCATTGCGCCAGATTTGCGCCACCAGTGCGCCAGCCGGAGCAACAACCATGGCCAGTTTTCGCAAGCGCGGCGCCACCTGGCGCGCCGAGGTACGGCGACAGGGAGTGAGCGAGTCAAAAACCTTTGCCACCAAGGGCCAGGCGGTGGCATGGGCGATCCAGGTCGAGGCGGCAATCGACAGCGGAAAGCATGGCAGGCCATCGGCTCTTACCTTCGGCGATCTGCTGCGACGCTATGCGGCCGAGATTTCTCTCACCAAGCGCGGAGCACGATGGGAGCAGATCAGGATCCGCGCCATGGTCGAGGGCAGCCCGGATATTTTCCCAGCGATACCGCCGGACCCGATTGCATCCGTGCGCGTCGACGCGCTGGATGAGCGCCACTTCGCGGCTTGGCGAGATCGGCGACTGCGCCAAGTATCGCCGGCCAGTGTGCGCCGGGAGTGGTCGCTGCTGAGCAATACCTGCACGATCGCCATCGCCGAGTGGCGCGTGATGGAGCGGCATCCCATGCGCGCGGTCAAGCGCCCGGCAGACAGCGAGGCGCGCACGCGTCGGCCGACGGGGGAGGAAATCGCACGACTACTGCATTGCCTTGGCTACGCGCCAGACCAACCGCTGACGACCAAAACGGCGCGCGTCGGAGCGGCGATTCTGTTCGCGATCGAGACGGCGATGAGGGCGGGCGAGATTGCCGGGCTGGGCTGGCAGGATGTAGAGGTAGAGCGGCGATATCTGCGGACGCAGGGCAAAACGCCGGCAGCGCGACGCGAGGTACCGCTATCGAGTGAGGCAATCCGCCTGCTGCAACAGCTTTCCGGAGTCCGCGACGGAGAGAGCGTTTTCCAGTTGGGGTCGGCCAGCCTGGACGCACTCTACCGCAAAGCCAGATCGAAGGCGGGCGTACAGGACTTGCACTTTCACGACTTGCGGCACGAGGCCATCACGCGACTGGCGAGATCGCTGGATGTGCTTGCTTTGGCGAGGGCAGTCGGGCATCGCGATCTAAAAATGCTCATGGTATATTACAATCCAACGGCAGAAGATTTGGCGTCTCTCCTGAAATAGTCTCGCCTGAAACGCAAAAAACGCTTGACATCTAACTGATTTTCGCATAGAATATCATTGTCGATGGGGCAATCGATACCGGCCAGGCGGAACCTGGTAGAGTCAAGGAGAGCGAAATGAGAAACCATCCAACCGTCGATATGGAGACAAACGTCGAAGTTCGCCGCGTGGCGCACCTGAGTTTGAACAGCCCAAGCGTAACCACCATGACTGCTCGAGAGGCAGTCGAGCACAACATGTTTGCGACGAGCCGCGGCACGATGGACGTCGACGTGATCGTCACCAGCGGTCCGCACGCTGGCGCCAGGTGCTACCTCGACGGCCGCGCCGTTCGCGCCAACTACCACCCCGACGAGCAGCGGCCGAACGGCAGCTATCTGTGGGAACAGTAGGCAACGGAAGAAGACAAGGAGAGCGAGATGAAAACCACTACCCAAAAAATTACCTGGACCGCCAGGAACAATTCGAGCTTCCTGGACGGGGTCATGAAAGCGAAAACGATCCCCGGCGCCGTTCGCGCGGCGCGGAAATACATCCGCGAAGAACTGTACGGCGAAGGCATTGCGACCATTTTCCTGGACGGCGAGCCAGCTCGCACCGACGAAAGAAGCATCTTTACCGGGATGGCCTGGAAAGTGAAACAACATGGCCAGTAACCTCGGTGGCGCGCGACCCGGAGCCGGCCGGCCGCGCCTGGACCCGGAAAAAACCGCCAGGCCGGTTTCGGTCTGGCTGGACGAATCGAGGGTGGATACGGCAAAGGCAGCCGGCTCGGGGAACGTCGGCGCCGGGATTCGCTTGGCGCTCGACGAGTGGCAGCAAAGGCAACAAAAAGGAGATGAGAAATGATCATCCTGACAAGCGGCATGGAAATCTTCGGCTCTGGCGACACCGAAGAAGCCGCCATCCAAGACGCCATCCAGAACGCAGCTTACTGGACGGGCGAAGCGTGGGCGAATTGCACGCGCGAATGGATCGCCGAGCAGATTGCAGTTTTCGCAGGGATTGTTGGTAAAGGGCTGTATTTTTCCGAAGGGTGAAAAGCTTGCCATCCGCCTACGGGCGGATTTTTTTGCTGCGACGGGATTACTTTGCCGCGTCGAGCAGCCGCGCCGGGCTCGATGCGGCGCCAGCGGGAAGGCAAAGCGCTTGCAGTGCCGGGATGATCTGCGGATGGCGAATCGCTGCACTCAGCGGAGTGCCGCAGGCATTGACCGTCCACAAGGCGATGTTGTCGTCTTCGGCCGTCCGAATACTGGCGATGGCCGCCGATCCGTAGCCGTGAGCCGCCTGCTGGAAGCTGGCGCACCCGGAGAAGGAAACCGCGACGGCGGCGAGGAGGAAAATTTTCATTTTTGCTGCTCCTGATGGTGATCGGGAAGGGCTGCGCCGATTAGCCCGGCCATCAGCAGTCCCGCGGTGACGATTGCCTCTTGCTGATCCGGCGAGAGCGCGGTCCCGCAAGCGGTAGCGATCAGCACCAGCCCGCGCCAGGTCGATGGCTCCCGCAGCCGGGCCAGGAGGTAGTCTCTCATAGCCGTACGTGGTCCCTTGCCCAGAGGTAGGCCGCCCATAGGCTGGCCAGCAAGGCCGCCAGACCGGTGCAGAGATACCCGATCACCTTGGATGCTCGCCAGAGGGATACCAGCTCTTGCAGAGTCGGGGAGATGTCTTCCGACTTGGCGATGTGGATCGAGAGTGCCCCGGACATTTCCGATACGGATTTTTTCAGGTCGAAAATATCGGCGTGCAGCCGCTCGATTTCCGCTGATGGCCGGCGCCGCTCATACCCGGACCAGCATTCGATGGGTTGAATATGGTTTTTTTCTGGATCATTTTCCATCTTTGTCCTGTCCGATTAGAAAAACGCGCCAGAGGTTGCCGCAGTTGGGGCGATATACGCTCGATTGTGGCGAGGATCTACGCATACGAGATAATTATCTGTAGCGGATGGGATAGAATATCCATGGAAAACCTTATTCGAAGAAGGATAATAATTGCTAGTATTCAATCGATTCTGCGGATATATATAATCTCTACCCCAGACCAGTTCATGGATATTTACATTGTTTCCTGAAGAAGAATCTGTGCTTGTAAAAGTCGATGTACCTGGATCTGAATAACTATTCTGAATGTAAGTGCTGTGCCTTATCATGGTTGACTCTGAAATTAATCCAGAACCGACCTTTAATTTGCTGGTATTCGTTTCCGTGATGTCTGACGATATTGTATATGTAGCCACATCATGATTTTCTCCGGTTACATTAATGCTTCCATCCACGCATGAAGGGACTTGCCATGTGTCATGAAAATAAGTATCTACTGAATTTGTATATCCTGATTTCAAGTAGGAAGATTCTATTGTTATTGTTTTGAAATCTACATTATCCGCATATATCCAATATATGGCATTAACCACAGCTCCATCATTATAGGAGTCGTTTGATATGGTTCCTGGGTGTGAAAAGTCGGAAGACGTCATGTATTGCGTTTTTGACAAAAACATCTCATTTGAACCGCAAAATCCTAGAGACTCTGATGTAATCGTGAAATTCGTGTCCAGAGTAGATCCGGAATGGGATCCCGAAGAGGTGGTCCAGGACGTGAGAACCGGAATTTGCGTAGCCACTACGGAGATTCCGGCGCCTGTATCTGGATCGGCCACCCCGACCTCAGAAAAATCCAGTCGGATGATGCTCGTGAGTTTTCGGGGGTTGGTGAGCGATATTACCCCGTTGTCCCAATAGCCGAGGATATAGGCCACTTTCCCGTCGCTTCGGCTCTGGATTTCCACTTTTACCGGCCTTTTGGTCGGGGGAGAGAGCAGCGGAGAGGGAATAGCTTGCGTGACGGGAATAAACGACCAAATGTTCCCGTAGTTCGTAGCGTCGATCTCCGCCAGGGTCGAAAATGGGCCCGCCGTTGGATCGAGCAATCGGTCGTATCTCCGGGACAGCTTGACGCGATACTGATCCGTGGGACCCGTCCCAGGATAGACCGTCACAGAGATCACCCACACCGGGCCCGAATCGCATTTGAAAAGGTGTTCTTCCTGATAGATTTTGGTTACATCGCTGATCCCCGCTGGTCCCGATAGAAATGTCGATGTGCTGTTTTTGTTGTTGTAGATGGCATCATTGGTCAGGGTAATATCGGTTCCTGGGATAGTATAATTTTCCTCAGCCGAGAATTTGAAATACCTTGGGGAGTTGAATTGATCCGGATTGGCGAATGTCGGGTAGGTTTCAAAATCCGCGCGTTTCGTCAGGGTCTCGTCGGTCCACAATTTTCCGTCCAGCGTCTTGAATCCACGAGACAACCCCCATGCTTTCGGCCGCATATTCCACGGCCATTGCAAATAGGTCGATCCATTATAGGATGCGTTAATCGCGCTCAGAGCAGAGTCTTCGATGGGATGTTCCAATAGCTTCCCTGGGGACTTCAAAAAGAGGGCGAACCTTTTTGCTGTGGTTGAGGTTTTTGCAAAAATCGACATTAGCTTATAGCTCGTAAGCGCTATAAACCAAGCGGTATGTGTTCCGAAAATGCTCCCGTATGGGATTGGTACAGATGGCCCTAATGGATACAAGATTAACTTGAGCAGCTTGCTTACCCGACGAAACGTGATTTCATCCAGTCGCGCGTCAAAAGCCACCCAGAAATCCGTGACGATCTTGAATTTTCGGTTGCTGTTTGTCGCCGTGTAGGTGCGTGAGATTTCTGTGAGGGCGCCATCCAGTATAGTCGCCGCCGTCGGGGCGTCGGACAATGAAAACTGGAGCGTTTTCGGCGGAACATCTGCCGTCGTCACTTTGATGGTTTTTATTGGCCGAAGTGGTACAGAAAACAGTCCGCAACTACTCCACCACCGTCGATCCGGGTAATAGCTCCGGTCGCTGTAGAGCGTCTCTGTCAACGGGCCGAGTGCGTCAAAAGTGTCTGGTGCGACGGTTTTTTGGACGAATGGCTTGACTCTTTTCTCTCGCGCAGGGATCTCGATGTCCAGCGGTGGAAACGGCAGCACTTTATTGCGCTGCGTGGTCTGTCCGACGCCATATTTCAGCAGATCTCTGAATCTGAGAAGGTCATTCAGAGCCATTTAAACCGGCTTTCCGACTCCGGCCCTGGCCGGGATGGTGGTCGTGGGCTGCGGCTTTGGCAAGGATCGATTTTGCAGCGTGCTCTGGGCGACTCCCGTACTGAGAGCGTCCAGGGATTTCACCAGACTGGTGGATAAGGGATTGGACGTGAGGCTCATATCGTGATGGTAAAAATATCCTCGGTCAGTGGCGCCGAATAGCTCGACGAGAAAGGGATTACCTTCCGGTCTCGCTCCTCCGACGTGACGCCTGGAAAGCTGATTACCAGCTCATGCGATTCGAGCAGCCCCCCGTGGTAGACCACGGTGGGCAATCCGGTGAGTGCGCTGGTTCCGGGTGAGGATCCGGCAGGGGCTGCGGTCGGCGTATCCGGATGTGATATCCCGGTACCGGAGATCGAACAAATGGCCAGGGAAAACTGGCTGATGGCCGCACCAGTGTCCGGGGAAAGCGTATGCGACACCCGCTGACATTTTCCGCACGCATGCACTCCGGGTACGTCCAGGTCGATCGTCTGATCGAGGTCAATGGCGGGATTGAGGGCGACGGACGCAGAAACGGTGTTGCGTCGATGGGATCCCCAAATGCGGATTTTGGCGATTTGAATCAGCGCGCTCATGGCCTCGTTGGCGGCGTCTCTGCCGGTGTCATTGGTCAGTTGGACATTTGCACTCGTGGTGGATCCGATGGCCGGGGTTGCGGTATCCAACGGCGGGATTCCGCTGATTGCATTCGAATACATCAGCATGGCGTGTTCTGCGGTCTGCACGGGGGGGTAGAGGCCTTCCAGCGCTCCGGACAATCGATCTCGGAGTGTTCCGACTTCCGCAATGCTGAGCGGTGCCGAAACCTCGATCGAGAACTGCTCCTCGACGGTCTGCGTGTAGTGGAAACCGACGGTGGCGGTAAATCCCATGCACAGCAGGGAATCATACTGTCCGGGCCCCCAAATCCCGGCCGCACCCATATCGACGGGAGAGGTAGGCAGCGGGTCGTACGAAATGGTCAGGATGGTTGCCCCCGCCCCATGAATCGCCGCCTCAACCTGTTGCCGTTGGAGCCACCATCCGCCGGCCTGGACGTAGGCGGCGAATGTCGACACGTCGACATAGCTGAAACTAAGCGAATACCCTTCGGCTTTGACCCTCGGAAATCGGAATCCAAAATCGATGTCGACCCGGTTGATGAGCTGATACCGGCTCGACATCGACAAGTCCAGGCTGCCATCGAGGATGTGGGCCTCGGTGAACGTGAGATCCGGGGTGGATTTTGGCGCCCAGTTCGTGACCCGCAACGCTCGGATGGGGCTGAAATCCAGGGCCGCCGGGAGCGTGGACAGCCTGTCCTGGGAGTGTGCCCAGCCGCGCGCCGCGGGGTCGAAAACCACCGGGCTGGCATAGCCTCCGGGAATCGCGGCGTCGATCGCTTCGACCGTCATGCCATCGACGAAATTCTGCAGGTCGTCCGTGCAGCGCAGGCTGACGATTCCGGATTTGAGGTCTAGGTCCGGGGTGTCGATGACTCCGGTGAATAGCCGCGCGACGGATGCGGGGCTACCGGTAGCCATGTCCGCGATGTCGATCAGGATGGCGGTCCCGACCCAATCGGCGATGGTAAATTCGGTCCCGGTCAGGGGGCGAATCGACAGGTCTGCTACCCGCGCGCTACCTTCCTCGGCGTCGATCCGGATTTCTCCCACGACTCGCGCGGACCAGTCCGATCCGCCAATCGATACCTGGGCGGCCCAGATTCCGGCTCGGTCGTCGATTCCGGTAGTGCCGGGATAGGTATTGCTCATCCCATCACCAAGTATGCGACGAACAGCACCGCTGCCCATGAGGAGAGCATCAGCAGGACCAGAGGAATTACGAAGGGAATTAAACTTCTTCGCATGTGATCTCCCACCGATACGTGGCATCGCCACGTACGCCGGATTCTGTCGGGCGGCTGACCCAGCAGGTGAGCAGCGGGTAATACAGGATCTGGTAGCCAACGGCACCGGTGATTTCGTCGGCCGTGGCGAGGTTTCCCGCGATCGCGAGGCCGGTATTGACGATGCTGCCATCGGGACGGATGGCCCATGCCCATGGCTCGGCACCGGGGTCACTGCGCCGGGACGCGGGCAGGGTCGCCTGCCGGCTGTCGTTGGCGATCACGGTGCGCGGGATGATGCAGGCGACGGTCTGCTGCCGCGTGGTGTCTATCCCTCCCAGGCCAGGGGGGGACCATCCGCCTCCGCTGATGGTCGTGCGCAGACGAGACCAGGTGACTTGCTTGATGCCGGCGCCAGACATCGTCCGCAAAATCGATTCTCCGCCCATTGGCTCGTACGTCTGATCCAGGTCTAGCGCGGCGCGGTTCGGGATGATCAGGGTATTCTCGAGGGTGCTGATTTGCAGGGAAATCATTTGCGTCCTCCCGACTGTAGCGCGGCCCGGCCAAACTGGCTTTGCAGCCGGGCCAGGTCATCCTGGGCCATCGATACCGGGAATCGGCCGATGTCCGGAAAGTGGAAGACGGCAGTTTGCCGGGGCGGCGCGTGGCTTGGGAGCGACCCGAGAGGGATTCGGCCGACCAGCCCGCCGTCGGCAAATCCGGGCAAGGCCCGCATTCCGAGGGCGTTGAACCGCTCCAGAAACGCCAGGGCGCCCGGTTGCATCACGACTTCGGAGCGGGCGACGAATTCGCCGCGATGGACGATTCCGGCCGGGTCGAATTTGCCGCCTCGGCCGGTGAATCCGCCGGTCCAGAACTCGGGGAAATCGGACGCCGTGCTGTCCGGGGACCCGCCGGCGTTGACCTGTTTGACCGTTACCGTCACCGTCTTGTCCTGGATGGCGGCCAGCTCGCTCTGGATCGTCTGAATGGCGGCGGTCGCTTCGGCGATATCGACCGACAATTTCAGATTGGCCGCCTTGTTTTGCAGGTCGGTGATCTGCTGTTCGATCGTCTTGAGGGTTTCGGCTTGCCCCTGGGCTTTTTCCTCCAGCTGCTGGCTTTCGTCCTGCTTGATCTTGGCGCGGGCTTCGTCGGCGGTGGCTTTGGCTTCGGCAATCCGTTCGACTGCGCGCGCCTTTTCTTCGGGGTCGGAGATTTTTTCGAGTTGCTTTGCGGCCCGCTCTGCGTCGTGGGTGGCCTGATCCGCCAGTTTCTTGGCGTTTTCGACGCGTCCTTGTTGTGCCGCCAGCTTGGCCAGAAGCGCATTCTGCGTGGCGTCATCGACCGCATTGCCGCCGTCGATTCCGGGTAGCGCAATGCGCAACGGGCCGGTTTCTTTGGGGGATTGCGCGCTCCGAATCTTGTCCGCTTCGTCTTTCCCGGCCTGTCTCGTCTCTCCGGCTTTCTCGAGCAGCGACCTGGCTTTCTCCGCGGAATCCCGTGCGCCATCGAGGGATTCCTTCCAGGCCGATCTCAGGGCGTCGCGCAGCTTCCCGGCGTTGGCAATCTGGGCCTTGGTTGCCTTGTCGTCGTTTTCCACGATTTCCGCCGAGACTTTTCCGGATTCGATCGCCCGCAAGTGCTCCAGGTTGCCGAGCGCGGTCTGCAGCTCCGATTGCAGGCGCTTGCGCTTGGCGGCGACATCCTCTTCGACGGCCAATGGCTTGCCGAAATCCTCCTTCATCCTTTCGTAGATCTGCTCGTTCTGCCGGGACTGTTCGTCCCGCGCTTCGCCGATCGCCTTGAAGGCCACCAGATTCCCGGACAATAGCGCAGCGGCTTGTGCGGCCATGGCCCCCAGGGCATCGCCCATGTCCGTGAGCGCCAAAATCGATGCGCGCACGGCGAAGGACACCGCCTCGATCGCAAGCGCGAAATTTTTCCCGTGCTGGACGCCCAGCGTGCTCATGAAGGAGCCCATCTTGACCATAGTCGGCAACAGCGCTTCACCGATCTGGATTTCCAGCGACTTGGATACCAGGGCCAAGTCCTTTTGGGCTTCCTTGTACGCTCGGCTTTGCGCGGCGGCTTCCGGTCCGATGACTAAACCAAGCGCTTTGGCCTTCGCTTCTGCGGCTTCCAGTTGTTCGGACGTCAGTTTGAGGATCCCTCGTAGATCGCCCCAGGCCTTGCCATAGACGGACATGCCCGCGATGTTTTGTTCGACGCCGTTCTTGATCTGGGCCAGTTTTCCGTTCACCGAGGCCATGATTTCGCCGGCGGGCAGCAGGGCGCCGGAGACGTCCCGCGTGCGGACGCCAAGGGCGGTGAACGCCTCCTCGTTGCTGGCCAGGTTGCGCGATAGGGCCAGGGAGGCCTTGCCCAGCAGATCGGCATCGATGCCGAGATGCTGGAGCGCGACGGCCAGCACCGAAGCCTTTTCGGTGGACGTGCCCATGGATTTTGCCAGGGCGGCCACCTGGCCGTTCCACTCATTGGCCGCGTTGATGCTGGCCTTGAACATCGCTCCGCCAGCGAGCACGGCGCTGGCGGCGGCCAGCGCGGCCTTGAATTTGTCGAGACCGAAGGTCAGCGGGGCGATGGCGGCCGTGGTCTGGCTAGAGAAATCGACGGCGGCGCGCTGGACCTGGTGAAATGCGGCGACGGCGGCGCGCTGGACCTGGTGAAATGCGGCGACGGCTCCGGTCGGGTCCCCGGTGATGACGACTTTCGTTTCAGCCATGCTTTTTCATCCCTTCTTGGTGGCCTGTTCGAGCACGGCCAGGTACAGGCTCCACGGGTAGTCGAGGATCTGCGAATGCCCTCGCTCGATCAGCGCGCAGGCGATGCGGTCGAGGTCGGCGGTTCCTCGTCGGCAGACAGCCGGTCGATGTGGGCCATCAGGAGCTTCCGCACCCGAAAAAAAGGGGGGTTCAACGCCTTGGCGGCATCGACCAGCGGCATCAGCTCGCTGGCGGCGAAGGTCTCCAGGACGGCTACCGGGGCGTCGCACATCCGGGACAGCTCATCCAGTCCCAGCCCTGGGAACGCCAGAGCCTGGACGGGATCTCGCTGGGCACTCGCGGTCGCCTCGACGAGCCAGGCGCGAACCTCGCCGAACGTCAGTTCGCGCGCGGTGATGGTCTGCTCGCCCACCTGGACGATCTGAGTTGCTGCCATCGATCAGGACTCCTGCTCGATCAGGACGTATTGCGATTTCCCGGTCGTGGTGATCGATCTGTCCCGGACCAGCGTGAATGGGAGCGACATCGTAACGAAGTCGTCCGAAATTAGCTGCAGCGAGGACAACGCGCCCAAATTCGCCTTGAAGATCTTGATGACCAGCGCCTTGCCGTTGACCGAGTTGATTCCGTCAAAGACGATCGATACTTCCGGGGAGGTGGTCATCAGTGCCTGCACGCTGCCGCTGGCGACGGGGGTATAGTCGATGGTCACGTCATCGCCAGAAATGACCCCGCCAGTGGTGATCGTGGAGCCAATCGTGATTCCCCCGGCGCTGACCGAGTAATCGGCCGCCAGGATCGTCGTGGCGCCCTTTTTGACGACCGGGGCAACCGTGGTGTTGATCAGGCGTTTGGTCGGCAGGAACATGCCGGGGACGATTTTGTATCCGGACTCGCCGGTAATCGGCGTGGTATTGTTCGTGCCCGAGGTGCCGAACAGGGCGAGCGCCAGATTCTCGACGCCGATCCGGCGCAGGTCCATCTTTCCGGATCCGCCGGTGATGCGTTTGAAGCTCGCGTCGATTCCGCCCGACGCATTCGTGTAGTCGGGCAGCGTTTTCTCTTCTTGTGTGAAGCTGAACTCGAAGGCCGATGAGTTTTCGACCGGGCGGAATTTCCGCCCTTCGAAGGTGGCGGAATCGGAGTAGAGCGCGACGGAAATTTTACCGACGCCGGAATACGCTGAAGTCATTATTTGTCCTTTGCATCAATGGGTGCCAAAGTAGGCGGGAATCGAGAATCCGAACGACAGCCGAAGGACTCGTCCATCGAATCCCGTGGCTTGTCCGTCGGTGATTTGCGGATGCCGCATCAGCGCGTACTCCCACCCGACCAGCGCGTTCGCGGCGGCCTCGAAGAGTTCCGCGGCCGCGGTTTTCTGTGCGCCAGAGGCCCTGGCGACATCGCAGTAGACGGAAAATGAATACTGCAGAATGACCGAGGCCGAGCACCCGCGCACTTGCCCGGCGTGCTGGATCTGGAGCAGCAGGATCTGGCCGGCGACTGGGGCACTGGCGTCGTCGGTCAGGTCGATGGGGTCGAATGTACCCAGGAGCACGCTGCCCGGCGCGCATTTCGTCGCCAGGTAACCGAGGATGGTGGATTCGGTGTCGAAAATCATGGGGAGACCCGGACCAGCCTGGCGCGCATTTCTGTGGCGCTGATCTGCTCTGGCGTGCCGGAGATTTTGAAAGCGATGCCGCCCACGGTGCCGGTATCGCCGTGCTCCAGATCCGGCCCCAGCGCATAGCTCAGGGTGTGCGTCGTGGTGGTTGCGGCAGTGAACGCCTGATCATCGGCCGTGTCGAGGATGCCAACAAAGTAATTCGCGCCGAATACGCAGTTGACCCCGAAGTCGGCGACGGCATAAAAAGTGGTGTCGTCCGGGCATCTCATGGTCAGGGACTTTCGGATTCCGGGGCATCGGTGACGCGGCACACCCTGCCGATCGATTGGGCGTAGGTGGCGTCGGAGACGGACAGCAGGACCGGCGTCCCGACCGGAACTTCCTGGCCGCCCTGCCAGCAGGGACGGGTCGTGATGCACTCGACCATGCCGGCAGAAGGGGTGCGGTCGGCCGTCGGCGGCGCTTGCACGTCGCCGACGGGATCCGCTTGGGGGGTCGCTTTGCGGCTCATCAGGTGATCGTGCTCGCTGCCGAGAAGGCGCCAGCGATGCGTACGCCAACGTCGGCCGTCAGGAAGGCGCGAATGCCGGTGATGCCGGCGGCAAAGTTGGCGAATGGGTTGGCGGCCAGTTCGAGCGCGCCCCATTCGGCAAAGATCACTTGCGAGAAATCGCCGAAGATGGCGGTCGCGGCGGGCATCTGGTTGGTCGACATGGCGCGGAAGCCGAGCACGTTCCCTTCGAGGATGTTGCCGACCCACAGCGGCGTATCGGTCGAGGTGAAGCGCTGCCGTTGCGCGAGCATACTGGCGACCGTCGGCGTGGTGAGGTAGGCGCACGACGGCGACAGCGCATTGGCGCCGGCCACGTCAACCTGCGCGTCGAGCAGGGCGGCCAGAGCCAGCGAGGTGCCGGTGAATGCCCCAATCGAGCCGGTACCGAGGATCCCGACCGGAGCACCGGAGCCGCCGACGTTGATAGCGGCCGCGTCAAGCGAGATGCCCAACACCTTCGCCAGGTCATTCATGACGAACTGGTCGGCATCCGGCGTGCTCTGCTGCAGCAGCAAGCGGGATATCTCGGTGTACGCGCCCAGCACCTTGGGACGCAGTTGCAGCAGGCCGATGGTCTGCTGACTCTCGGTGATGCTGGTCGCTTCCGTCGACAGCCAGTAGCCAGTAGCGGCGCCGGTTTGTTTGGTGATATCCGCGTTGCCGACCAATCCGCCCAGCGTGCGGGCGCCGAGCGCTTTCAGGAGGGTGGCGTTGCGCAGCAGTTCGATGAAATCCTGCGGGCGCAGTTCCGTTGCGACCATGTGGCCACCGGCGGTGGTGGTGCCTACGGTCATGTCCCGTTTCTGCACTTCCATTGGAAGGAAAAGGGAGTTTTCGGCCTGGCGCTGAATGCCGGCGGCCTGGGCCTTTTCAGCGAATGCGTTGCTCGCCTCGCGCTCCAGGCCGGCCTTGCTCCAGTCTCCGCTGAGCAGCGCCGAGACGGCGCGGACCAGCGAAAAGCGGCGGGTTTCGCCGGGGGTCATGCCGATTTCCGGGGTCCACTTCGTGCCGCGCTGGGCGACGTGGGCCATGATTTGTTTCGCGAATTCTTCGGCGCTGGTGCCGCTACGGATGGCTTGTGCGGCCATATCGGCCACGCCAAAGGATTCGAATTGCTTGGCCATCGCTTCAATCGAGGCGATGCGCTTCAGCGCGGAGTCGTTGGCGGCGCGCTCGATGGCGGCCAGTTCTTCAGGGGTCATTTTGGTTTTTTGCTCCAGAGGGGTCAGGGTTGCCGGCACGGCCGGCGCTGCGGGGGGTGTTGCGGGTTCGTCGTCCACCATCCGGCCAATGCCGACGCTGGCATCAGCCGGGATGGTGACGAGAGAATTTTCCAGCGGTTCCCAGTCGATGACACGATAGACCGTTGGCGAGTCCGCAGCCCGTTCCAGGGGACCGGCGACGCTATCGAGCGCACGCCGGAAGGCGGCCCGATCGCCGGGGGTATCGCGCTGACAACGCGACATCACCCGGCCGAATAGCTGGCCGTCGAGTTTTCGTTCGATCGATTTGCCGTCTTTGGTCGTGCTCTGCTCGATGACGGCGTGGATCTCGTAGCCAACGGACGCTTTTGCGAGATGTCCGCCGGTGATCAGGGCAATCGTGCGGCCTTCGTCGGCGGCCCAGGCCACGACGACGTTTCCTCGAACGGTGTGGCCGTCGGCGAGGATGGAGCCAGGGACGTGATGGCCGATCAGGGCATCGAGGCAGTGGTTGTAGAGCAGCGCGGCGCCGTCGTTGAGGCGATCCAGGCGAACCGAATCCGGATTGCAGTCGAGGACCTCGATGCCCCACCAGCGCTCGTAAGGAGTGTCGCTGGCAAAAGACATTGCCAGGGTTAGGTCTGCTCCGGGCATCTGTTCCAGGCTATCCCGTTTCTGGTAATCGATATTAGTTTGTCTGGTCAGTCTCATTCGATTTTTTTCGGTATGTTTGTCAAATTTAAATATCAGACCAGCAGGGGGTCCAGCGCGGCCGCTGCCCGGAATATTGCATTCCATGTCTGTGGGGTTGGCGGTGTCGGCAAAATTGACGACCGGATCCCAGTGGATATGGGATTATCTCGGTCGATCAGTGTGGTGTATTTCCAAAACCGTTGGCGTTTCGCGGTCAGCGTGAGCACGGCAGCGTCGATTTGTGCTTCCGTGACCCCAGCCTCGACGCAGGCCTGGACAAACTGCCATTTTGTGACCGTTGGCCGAGGATCGATCAAAACCGGGGCATCTTCGTCGGTTTCCAGCCAGACCGTTTTTTCCGCCGGAACGATCCAGATATGCGTATTTTTTCCGGCTGCAATAGCAGCAGTCTCGGCGGCCTGTGCGTCAGAAAATCTAGTGGGTCCTGTAAATGCGGTCCTGGCCATTTTATGCTCCGTAGGTGATGCGCGAAAGAACACCATACAGCAACAGAGCGTCGGTATTGGCCGTTAGCTGCATGGTGACGCTTAGATCTGCAGTTAGGGATGTGTCAACAGTGCTTCGGCTAGATGAGGAATCTGCAGTCGTCATTCCTCCGATGCCGTTATAAGCGGTTGTCGTGATCGACCTGCCCTGTGATTGGCTATTCATGACTCCTTGATTCCGGGTCGTCAGTAACGCCTCCCCTGTAAGGAGGCTGGATCCATAAACCATAATTCCTTGCATCGTAGATGACCCGACTTTTACGCGCACGTACTTGCCGCTGTTCCCGGAATTTCCGCCGAGGCGCAGGATGCTCTCAAAAATCCCATTTGGCCCCATGGAATTGCCTTTGAAACCATTCGGGATGGTAATGGCGGTGACTTCTGAGGTTATCTGTGTCAGCCATCCTGCGGAAATCTCCGAATCTCCGAACGGGATAGGACTGGCCGGGATCATCGGAATCCCCGACGTATAGACGTCCTTGTACAGTTCTCCAGCCGTGTCCGACGTCATCTTGTAAAAATACCACCCGGCAGCAATCGTCATGCCGCCAAAGTTGTCCGGTAGGTAGGCATACCCACCGATGATCTGCGAATAGTAATGCGAGGTATAAATAGCGGCAGAAAGCGTAAATGTCCCTCTCAGACCAGACCATTGCAGTCCGGAGTTGCTTCCGTTCCCGGAGAATAACCGGAACGGAACGCCGACCGCGAGGACTGGATTCCCAATTTCCCGGTTGCTGAGGATTTGGTTACCGCCGATTGGTCTGACTCCTGGAGGGAGCCCGACGGGGGTTGCTGCATTCGCGGACACCAGGCCCGCTTCCAGATCTGCACTCAAGTTCAGGATGGAATTTGCGGCGACTTGAGTGCCCGACAAGAAAATGTCTCTGGTCAAGGTAATGGTCATGGGTTGATCTCCATTGTATTTTTCATCTTCGCTGGCGACGGGGAAGGTTGTGTCAGGTCGATGCCGTATTTCTGCGCCAGCTTTTCTTCGGTCTGCAGATCGTCGAAAATCTCCTCGATGTCGCGGCCCTGTTCGCGGGCAATGCGCGAGCGCGAGGTGATGCGCAAAGCTATTCCTTCGCGCGCGGTTTCGACATCCTTGAGCGGATCGACCCAGGCCCAGCCGCGGAACTGCCACGCGTGCGCGGCGAATTTGTCGGCCTTGAGGATCGGCAGGGCGGCGCCGTTGTCGAGCAGGATGGCGCCGTTGAGCAGCGAGAATCGCAGCCAGTCGGCGAAGATCGGCTCCAGCCACGCGGCGGCGAACCAGGTCTGGCGCTTCTTCCACTCATCTCGCGCACTCAGCAAGGCGGCGCGGATGCTGCTGAAATTCACGGCCTCGTAGTCGTTGCAGAGTTCCGGGTAACTGGCTCCTGGCAGGCCGCTGGCCATGCGCTGATTCGCGATTTTCAGGAACGGCCCGAATACTTCGTTTGGGTATTTGCTGTCGACGGTGCGGATGTCGTAGCCGGTCGGAATGGTGTCCCAGGTGCCGGCGGCGCTGGTGACGATGCGGGCGCCTTCGCTGCCGTCTTCGTCGGTGGTCTCGGTGCCGATCGGCGGGGCGCTGCCGTCCGGCGAAACGAAAAACCCGAGATGGTCGGCGCCGTGCTTGGCGGCTACGAGCGCCGACAGCGCAAATTCGCCAGAGTAGTACATGGAGAGGATCGCCGCATGCCCCCAGGGAATGCCGCGGCGCTGTTCGGCCCGCTGCGGGATGAAGCGGTGCAGCACGGCATCTGCCGGGACACGCTCGGCATTACGCGCGCTTGCGGCGGTCATCTGGCCGGTGGTGAAGTGGTATGCCACCGGTCTCCCTTCCGCGCTGACTTCGACGCCGGCGACGATGGCGTTTTGGGTGCCGTTGGCGGGGCGATTGAGCCAGGTGGCGAGGCGGTCGACGTCAAGCAGTTGCAGCGAGTAGCCCCACTGGTTACCGGCGGCCTTGCCGTATTTCGGCAGGACCAGTGCCTCGCCGTCGCGCGCGGTGCCGCGTACGATCGCCTGGCAGAGGCCGGTCCAGGAGTAGGCGCCGGAGATCTCGCAGACGCCCAGATTGCCCCATTCCAGCCAGCTATTGGTGATCGCCGTGCGGGCGCCGGTGTCCGGGTTTCCGGGGGCGTTGTCGACCAGCGAGACGAGGCGCGGTGCAGACTCGCCGACGATGTTGGTCTCGGCGATGTCCAGGTAGTTGCGCATGAAGTCGTTGTCGAATTCGAGCTTGCGCGACCGGCTGCGCAAGGCATCCAGGTCGTTGCGCAGTTCGTCGTCAATGCGTTCTGCGGTTAGGCGCCAGCTATCGGTCAGGCGGTTGAGCTTGGCGGCGGCAAAGCCACGCTGTTGCTGCGGGGCGATGGCGCGGCGAAACGCGGCGGCCACGCGGGAGACAATGCCCGGTTTCTGCATCGATCAGAATCTCAGGTAAACGCGGCCGGACTGCGGCACGCCGGACGCAGCGCGGACCTCGCGGCGGTAGCGGTCGCGCAGGATCAGCAGGTCTGGGATGGGGATGGATTTCAGGTGGCGATCGCCGATGGTGTATTCGGCGACGGCGATGTCGCGGCCTTCGATCCAGGCTTCGAGCGCGTCAAGCGTTTTCTGAGCGTGCGTGCGGGCGTCGAATCCGCCTGTCGCTGCGGCGAAGCTCGCGAGGATCTGCAGCACGCCGGCGGCGTTGGTGTAGGTCTTGCCGGCCTTGGTCGCTCGCTCCTGCCAGGTGTAGGTGCCCGGTGACCACGCGGCGGTGGTGGCCAGCGGCACTTCGACGACGTGGTCGTCGCCGTCGGCGCTTGCGGCAATGGTGATTTGGCTGCCGGACTTGACCAGCACGTAGCTGAGAGTCCAGCCGGCGCCGGCCGGGAAGTGGGACAGCGAGCGGCGCCAGGTGACGGTGTCTCCAGCCCGCAGCGTGGCGGGTACGGCAGTCGGTACGGGATAGGTCATGCTCTAGCGTTTTACTCAGGACGTGTCACGCGGTTAAGGCGGGGGAGGTGACACTATGCCTGCGGGGGCAAACCGCGCCAACTCACAAGGAATCCTTGACGGTTGCTGGTGACACGCGGGCCACCCGGTAAACGTGCTGCCGGGAAACGCCAAACCGATCAGCCACAGCGCTGGCTGATGCGCCAGCGGCGAGTGCGGCGCGCATGGCGTCGGAGGAATGACGACTGCAGATTCCTCATCTAGCCGAAGCACTGTTGACACATCCCTAACTGCAGATCTAAGCGTCACCATGCAGCTAACGGCCA